TCGCAATCTTGTGGAGTGCCTTTTGTGGTTGTATTATAAACATTATCAATGTGTAAAATATCGTTTCCAATGCAGAATAAAACTCTATCAATGTCAAAGCCTTTAGATTTATCAATAAGCCCTTGCACACCCTCAATAACTCTTGAAACTGCAATAGGTATGTTGTATTCTTCTCCTGTTTCCTCACTATTAGCGTATTTGCCTATGTGAATGTCAGCAGGATTAATAACAAGCAAGTGCCTGCCTGATTTATGTTTTACTTTTGGGTAGGTTGGTGCGTGTTCAATTATAAAAGTGTTCAGCCTTTTGAAGATGCCATCCTCATCAATACCTTTTCCTTCTTTAGTAACAACAGAAAAGCGAAGTTCCCCTCCCATATTTTGCCAATGCTTAACAGATACAACATCTTTCTTATCTATACCCCTATCTTTTAGGTGCATATCTAAAGCAGTATTGTCGTTAAAATTGTCTAGGGTACTGGCTCGGTGCTTTTTGATTAATTCAATCTCATCAGCTTTAAGCCTAAAACGATTATTCTTTCTCATAGCCTTATTTTTGTTTCGACTAAGATATAAAAATTATTTTTCAAATACAGAGAAGCATAAAGGTAGGATCGAGATAAATGCTAACAATAAAGTGTTAGTATCTATTCCATTAGATTCAATTTGCGTAACTGTTGCAATAGCAAGAACACCGCTTACTGTCCTCTTGCTGCTCCATTTACCCTTTGTGTCTTTAAACATTTCAGGAATAATTGAGATAATACCTTTTGCAAAAACAGAATTAATTGGCATTTGTTTTGTCTTTAATGAAGTAGTTGATTAAAGTGTCAATTTTACCAAATACAGAATTATCTTTTTCTGTCGGCGTAAGGTTAACAATTATTTTAACGAAAGCCATTAAACCAATAAGTAACTCTCCCCAATTTTGTGTAATAAAATCAATCATAATAAGTATTTAATTCAATAAAAATAAAAGGTAAATATATGCAATGTTTATAACCATCCTCAAATTTATCAGTCCAAACTCCGACAAGTATTCCAGTATAAACACCTAAATTAATTTCAAATCCATTCATATCAATAAAGCCAAGTTACGCAATTTGGTAGGTCTGAGTCTACATCAACATGAATAAAAGTCTTTGCTATTCCTATGCGTGTAAACCCTGCCGTAATACAAGCATCAATTATAGTAAATCTATTAGAACTATTTGCACAAGATATGTCAACTGCGTTTCCTCTTAAATGAGCCGAATTAGGTTTGCCACCCTCTCGCTCATTTGTTACCTTATCTCGCCAACTTGAATTTATATGAAAAGGTATTCCTGCAATCTCCCTAGCTAAATCTAATTTGATTAATAAATCATCACTCATAAGGTCGTAACATTCTACCCCATTACAAGTAAATTCATCTGCTGAAAAATATTTAATCTTTTTTTTCATTTGCTATCTTTTGAATTTTATAAACTGCTGCCGTAATTAACACGATAGCTGTAAGCATACTATTAATATCTGCAAAGCTTATTCCAATAGCTGCCGTATTTATCACATTCGTTTCTATAATATCCTTATACATTTTTTATCTTACTTAAATATAATTTTAACTTTTTTATATTCTTAGCCTTTGGTTTATATTTCATAGTCTTATACCTATATTATATGCACTAGAGATAGGACACAAATCTGAACCACTATTGGAAGTGTACTCAGGAAAGGAACTTGAATTGTCGCATAAATAATCGACTATCCTTTGTCCATAAAACTCTGCCGTATCTCTCTCCTTTTGAATTAACCAATTTAAGTCCTCTTTCGTTGCTGCCGTTCCGTTTTCGCTATTCTTTTGCGTAACCGTTCCGTTCTTAATTTGAAAAGATATAAATGGCAAGGCTTCAATTAAAGCATAGTGAATAATCGCATCTTGTATATAATCATCAACTAAGGTTTTATAAACTCCGGTAAGTGATGCACCACCAACACCTGCTATGTCATTTTCAATCTTTTCATATAAATCAGTTCCTAAAATAACTTGCATATGCTTGTCTTGTGCTATCTTTAAAAAAGGTAACAAGAAAGCCGTATCTACATTGTAATTTAAAGCCGTAGAACTTTTTAACTTATCTTCGTTGCAAAATAGTGATGCCATTTATCTTTTCTTTATAAATCCTCTATTAACCATATCTTTAGGCTTGATAGCTACCTCTTTTGTATTTCTAACTCTGTAACCCTCTTTGTCTGCTTGATTTGTGCTTACTGTTGGTGCAAGTGGAGATTTAACATCTACCTTAATAACGCTCTTAAATGTTTTTCTTCTCCATTTATGATGGCAATCTCCCCCACCTTTATATTTCCAAATTGAGTAGGTATTTGCACCACCTTTGCCCCAACCTGCATTGACTGACTTCTCACCCATTGCAATAATATCCTCTTTTCTGTATAGCTTTCTAGCATCTACCATCTTGCGACAGAACGCTCTACTATTTGAACTTACTGCTAGTGGTTCATAAGCATAGCGAACCTTATACATAAATCCGTTTATAGTTGCATCTTGTTCGCTATCTGAATTAGGTCTAGCCGTTCCACTACTCACAAACTTATACTGCTCTAGTGCTTCGTATTCTTCTGCATCTTCATCGCCTATCAACTCCCATTCTTCATCGCTTAACTCTTCGCCTAAACCAATCAACTCAGAAGCAACTAAAGTATCGTTCTTCTCATCTTCTTTTGAGAAGTTTTGGCACATATCAACACCTGTTTCTTTTTCTGTTTCTTCTGCATCTAAGCCATCCGTATCTATAAACTCAATAGGTTGCAAAGTTTTAAAGTAAGTATCTAAAACAATATTGTTTACTGCTAAAACTTGATTAATAGCTTCTAGTATTATGTTTTGCTTTGGTTTTATTACTGTATTATCCCATAATTGAGAAGCCGTTTTAATCTCATCAGCATTATTACCTAAACCTGTACTATCCTTAATACCGAATAACATAGGAGAGGTAACCTTATGACCTACTAAAATCTTCTTAGTTGCTTCTTCTGAAAGGAATTTATATTGCTCTGATGCTTCCGATATTGGTAAACTCTCAATAGTTGTTGCCGTACTTGAATTATCGTTAAATGAAAGTAGGAATTTCTTACCTCCAGTACCTTGTAGCTTCTTCTCTACCTTTCGCTCTATAACTCTCTGCTCATCTTCACTAGGCAAACCATTGTTGAAGTTTACCATCATACTAGGAGCAAAACCATTTTGTATATTAGTCAAGTGATAAGTACCTATTTCCTCATCTATCTCAGCCCATTTCAAAGCACCAGCATAATCAACAGGAGAAAAATAATAGTATCCTGCTGCGTAAGGCTTGATCACTAAGATTTGAGTTTCATCTCCCCTTGAACCATCAAAAGCTTCTACTCTTTTAGGCTTATACCTATCTTTTCTAAATTCAGCCCAATTATCTGAGTAATACCATGCCTTAATTTCGCCCTCCGTTGCCTTTTCAGGTCGTAGGTTCTGCATAGGTATATGTTTTGCTTTAAGTATTTCAGTTCTACCCTTATTCCAAACGATATTAAATGCAGCTTGACCTAACAATTTTAAATCTCCTGCTATTCTTCGTAAATCCTCTGCCTTAAATATGGAACGCATTTTAGCGAAGTCTAACGGCTTTTTATTGCTATCCGTACAACTTAGCCCCTCGCCATATATTTGGTCGCTTACACTCGATATGATTGCGTTATTTACGGCACTTCCGTTGTACCTATCAATTAAATATTGAAAGTAGTTGTTATCCTCGCCATAAGATACCCAATCTTTTGCAGGGCTTTCAACTGCTTTTGGAGATGTTTCCGAACTGAAATTTATTACTTTAAAACTCATACTTTTAAATATACATCGTTTGTCTTATCGGCTTCTTCTTGTTTTATATAAGATACCTCACTAGTTCCACCTACCCAAGCTTTTCCTGTTTCCCTTAAACCAAGAACACTAGAATTATTTATATCTGTATTTGTGGCACTTGTTTGCTCATACACATCATATCTATAAAAGCTAACTTCATCCATAGTAAAATTTGGATTTGATCGAGTATTCACATAGAATGATAATGTAACAACTCTCTCATTAGCTAATACTGTAGTAACAACTTTTTCTTCGCTTTCTCTAGTTTGAAGATTAGTCATTACTAACAAATAATAGTTATTTTTCGTGTCTGTAGAATTTTCAAACAACGATAAATAAACCTTATTAAGCTGATTTGGAACTAGCTTTAGCATTTACTTTAACTTTGTGTTTCTTTCCCAATGCTTTAGCGTAAGCTTTAGCATCCTTTTCCTCTTGTCTATGTGTTTGAAGTTGTACCTTATCACCTACTAAGTAAGTAATAACATAAAAATCCTCTACCTTATCAATATAAATCATTCTGATTTGTTTTAATTAAAGTCTTTGCTTCTTCTTTTGTTAAGAGAGTGTTATTCGGATAGCTTAACCCATCACCTAATTTAATCAACGCAGAAACTTCGCCATTTAACCAACTTGCTTCTAGTTCCATTACATAGAATTTAGCATCGTTTATAGTTAATTCTACAACCGATCCGTATGCAGTTTTGTTATCCTCTCCAACTTGTGCAAATGTAGTAGGTAAAACATCAACTAAAACACCTTCCTCATCTTCATCAACTCTTGCATATCTACTAACTAACTCAGCAGGTATTTCAGAATTATAAGTCTGCTCATTTAAACAAATAAATTTACCTATCATCGCTAGTGTTTTTATTTGATAATACTATCATAGTTAATATGGCTCTTAAATCCTCAGCACTAATTGAACCTGCTCCACCTTGGAATAAGTCCTCTATTGAGTCAAGTAATTCTGCTCTAGTTCGTTTATCAGTTGAAGTAACTGACACCTTTCTATCTGAATTATTACCGACTAAGGATTTATATCCGTTTCTTAATGCTGAACTTTTATAATCTCTTTTTGCCATTTTTTATTTATTTATTTAAAATCCGTAATCTGATGAGAAATCATCGCTAAATGAACTTCCTGTTTTATGTTGGTTTAATCCTGCGTTGTAGTTTTGTAGAACTTCATCTGCTGATAAAACACCATTATATACTCTAATATCATCTATAAGAGCATTTGAATAATCACCTGACTGATTAGAGCCAATATATACATTTCCTGAATTAGCAAATTTTGGAGTTACTGTTTGAGATGATTTTGGAGTTGAGTCATCATTAATGTAACACTTTAAAGTTCCTCCACTCTCAGTAATACAAAAGTAAGTCCAAGCATTAAGTGAAATACTAGCTAATAGTTTTTCTGAATCTGTACTATTAAAGTATCTAAGCTGAGAATTTCTAATATATACCTCAAAATTATCTTGCGTTAGTTTAGTAAGGATAGACTCATAATTGCTTGAATTATTTGTACTATAAAACCAACCATCAATAGAGTAATTAGTAATATTTAAGCTACTATCAGGGTCTACCTTTGCGTAACCACTTCCATCTAAATTTAAACTATGCTCTCTAAGTCGAGCAATATTATCTAAGACATCTTTAGATTTGTCGTTAGGGTCTGATATTAGAGTAACTACATTTGAACCTATCGTTGGCTTACTCCAATCCATCAAACCAAGTTGAGGTATAGTAGCCTGTCTAAGCGACCAAGTTCCACCGTTTATTTCGCCTACTGAAACCTCTTTTATTGATATATAATCTATTGAAAATTCGCAATCCCCAACACCATATAAATAAAGAATAGGATTTGTTACACTAGAAGTAACTGTATAGCGATATACACCGTTAGCTGCTAATGAAGCTATAACTTGACCTGACCCAAATTGTGGTTGAAAACTTCCTGAAACATAATCACTAATCTGAAAACTTACAAAATATGTTTTACCATTTGTTACTGGAAATGAACTTTGAGTTAATTGCGTGGTTGTACCGTTGTCTACTTTAGCTTTTCCATTAACTGTGTCAATAGTCCATCCAGTTCCTGTACCCCAACTACCACTCGAATTGAAATCCCCATTAGTAACCAATTCTGAACCTAAAGCGACAGCACTATTATAGGCGAAGCCACCTGCACCCTCGCTCAAATGCCAATAGCCTTTTAGGTTGGATAATGCTATACTCGAAGCAGCTCTATCTGTTACAAGGTGCTGAGGATTTTCGTAGTCAAAGGTTACATCGGTTTGAGACCAAGCTACATCGTAAAGTTGAACATCTGATAGCTTTGCAGGTAGGAATTTGTTTGTATCAAACTGACCAATATAACTTGCTGATGCTGTGGTTGAAATAGCAGGGGTAGTTGCAGAACCTATTAAAGTTCCATCTATATATAATTTTGTTGTTGTGCCTGAAATTGTAACAACAAATCTTTGATATTTACCTGAGGGGTCAGATAAACCAGTAAACTGAGCAACAGAACCAGCTATATCAGGATAAACTTGTATCTCATTATTGTCGTTAAACCACACATTTGACTTACCATATCTTATCACTGCTCTATCTCCTGTACTACTTGTTAATGTAGGATTGCACCAAAAAGCAAAAGTAGCAGCAGATGTATTAGGCATTGATTGTGAACCTAAATCTACATAATCATTAACCCCATCAAAGCTAAGTGCCTTTCCTGTGTATAAAGTAGCGTTGTTTGAGTTGCCTGACGAGTCGCTACCATCTTTAGAAAAAGGTAGCCACATCTTTAGTCCATCTTTGACTATACTAAGAACTCTTC